TCTAAGTGCCTAGCATTTGTTTCAATCATCTCCCAAGTTTTGTCAGCTTTATCACCAACAAATGCAGCAATGTAAGAGATTGAATAAGGTTCGAAGTAAAACTTCTTAGTAAGTAGGGCACCATTCTTTAGTGAGTATCCACGTTGACGTGCCTTAGTACCACCAAAGTGTAACCCTCTAATCTTTGCCTTATCCACTTCAATAAAGTAGTAGGCATCACTATCCCAGAAATCAGGGGCTATAGACTTCCTTTGTTGTTTGTTATAAATGAGTGAATAATTAAGGTAGTAGTACATATCACCACAGATGTAGTGGCCATCCGAGTTAACCATTCCATTAGTGATCTTGTACTCCTCTTCATCCCAAAACTGTTCGTATGCAGGAGAACCATATACGTATGGGCAATATGTTCCATATTCTAAAAAATAAGTTACTGCTTCTTTAAATTCATTTGTCTTTGACCAAATATAATTACCAGGTGTATAATCTGTATCAAAATATTTTGAGAGCAATGGAAACTTGCTCTCATCATTACAGGGGTCTATTTCTTCCTGGTATATTTGCATATTTATTATTTATTTGGTCGTTCTCTATTGGATACGAATCTATTACCTCTCACTTGTGATTGTGCAATCTCTTGTTCTACTACATCTTTTAAATCTTTCAATGACTTCACTGCACTACCTAATGCTGCTAAATTCTTCATTGCATTGGTTGCCTTTTTATCTGAATCATTATCATCATCATAAGCACTAAACTGTACCTCTGTAAAGTACTCTGCTAATTTGTCTACTAGTTTAAATGCGCTCTGATACAACCTCATGGATGGTGTTTCCTGCAATTGTTCATACTTCTTAATAGCAGCTAAGATAAGGGGATCATCTGGAGAAAACAAATCTCCAGGACAGAAATCTTTTAAGCATTGCACTTTTCTATCCACTTCAGAGAGGTTACTATAACCTAAAGCTTTGAAGTCTATTAGATGATATATATAAGCAAAGACAAACAGAGATTTGTCTTTCCATTTTTTGTGTACTACATTATACTCTGGTACTAACAGGATTTCTTGGTCAATACTAACCTGTCCTTTATTTACATGAAACATAGATTGTTTTTAATATTCTGTTGTATCATCCCAATCAAAGTTGTCATCCAACCCACCTGAGAATGATAGTCCTTCTTCATACTTTTGAAGTGCCTCTAAGAAAGTTTTATCATTGTACTTCATTAGTGGTTCTTCATCTGTTGCCAAAGCAATGTGCCTAGCAATTGGATACTCTGGATAGTACTGCATTAAATTCTGGAGTATTTGTAAGATTTCGTATTGTGTATCCATTATCTATACGATTTAACTTTTGATGCAATCTTTTTTGGTTGTGCGACAAACTGCTTACCCTTTGCATTCCCTTTTGATTTAGCAGCATTAGTTGCAGCTTTCTCACCAGGAGAGAGTGCCTTCCATGCAGCATCTGGCAAATACCTCTTTTTACCTTTAGAGGGTTTACCATCACTAGTCCGCCATTTCTGTGCAGTCCAGTTTTTAAGAGATTGTTGAGGTTTCGCTAGTGCCATTAGGTTTAATATTATAGTAGTAAGAATCTCCATCTTCACTCACCCATCTATCTGAGTGAGATTCAACAGATTCCATTTCTTCATCCACCTTCATTAATTTTGGTTCAAATGGAAATGGTTTAGTCACCCAATTTGAATCTTTCCAAAATATTCTATTATTAGGTTGACACATCAAATAGCCATCATCAGCTATCAAGATATGCCCACACTTATAATCACTTGGTTCATCTGAATAAGGGTTCTTGTACCAATCTACAGTCATTAGATATGTCCCCCATACTTTAGAACCATCTTTAAGTACCACCTGACATCTTTTCTCATACAAATAATCATATGTGATAACAGATACATTCTCAGAGAAACAATCCCATAACTGTTTATAATGAGAGGGAATATCTGCTGTTGGTATCTCCATAAAGATTTCAGAGATAGGTACTCTAGATCTTAACATTCCGTAATCAGTCATCACGTGAAATGTTAGTATTTTTCCTGCCACTGATTGTACTGCAAAAGCATATGCTTTATGGTACTCATTGTGATCTTCTTCTCTTTTAGTAAAATGTGAGACTCTCACATAACACTTAAATAATTCTATATTAGAATTTAATATCATTTATATCCTCCACCTTTAGATTTATATTCTCTAGCAAGCATTTGAGCTTTACGTGCTGACCACTCTCCAGGATCTCCTCCTTTTGAGCCAGCTTTAATTTTGTTAAACAACGTTTTCCTCATACTAGGTTTAGTATAATTACCAGCTGCATTAACTTTTGATTTTTTTGTTGTCATGGCTTTGTGTCAGATTCTTGTGGTCTTCTAACTCTTTTCATCATAGTTTCGTAGATACTATATCCAAAAAGTAATTTGAAACTCTCGTCAATACTCTTTCCTTCTACCATAGCTATTACACCTACAGCAATCTTACTTAAAGGGATACTTTTATCTAACACATGAACTTCAACAAGATAAGAGAGAAGAATAGCAATGTTATAAAGTAATAATTTAGGGATGATGTTAGACATCTTCCTAGAAGTGATAGCCACACCAGTTCTATGACATCTCCAAATTGCAAATACAAAATCTGATATAATTAACAGAGATGCAGTAATGAACAAAGGGGTAGCTGGGGCTAATGATGCAGCCGCTGCAAGCAAAAGACCAATTAACCAATCTTTCATCCCTTTACACGTTTGAGTCGAGGATTAGCTTTCTTTGCAGCAGGAGAGGCCTTTCTTGTAGCAGAAGCAAGAATGGCACCAGCAGCTTTCTTGCTGATGCCTTGCTTCTTTGCGATAGAACTCTGAACTGCTTTGAATCCAGGGTGCTTTTTCATGATTAGCAGCTCTTCATTGATTTGCCGCCTTTTTTCATCATCATGGACTTACCACCTTTTTTCATCATTGGCATTGCAGACATTGCTTTAGCAGCCATCATTTTCTTAGCTGGCATTGCTTTTTTGGATGCAGATTTCTTCATCATTGTTTTATAGTTTTAAGGGTTAACAGTTCCATTTCCTCAAGGCCAATGCTTTTCTAGTGGGTGTACCATTAGGTTTTTTCATTGGTCCTTTTACTCCACTCATTCTAGCGCAAAAACTTTTTCTACGTTTAGCATCCTTACTATCAGGGTTTAGTTTAGAAGGCTTTGTTGTAACAGCCATCTTTAACTTAGATCCAGGGTTAGCCTTTCTATAAGAGGCCACCCCTTTTGCATTTAATCCACCTGATGCAGATTTACCTTCTTTGCGTGTCCAAGCTGGAGATTTCATAGATTATAATTAATCCACCAAAACTATAGAAATATTATGAGCGTTAGTCATTACATAGGTGAGTTCATTGTCACCATCTTTAATAGTAAATGGCTTGATATACATAGTATCACTCAACCTCACTCTAGCACCAGGAACAAGTCCAGGGTATGAAGAATCCTTTACAATAGGTCCTACAGCTTTCACTGTAAACAATCCTGAGTGTTCTTTGTAGAACTCTTCAATCAATTGCTCTTTAGAATTTGGAGATAATTCAATTTTTGAATTAGCTAGTTTGTGCATGAACTCAGGTTGTTCAAGGATGACTACATCATTTTGTGGGATTAGTTTCATAATCTTTTATTAAATTTTGTTTTTTTAATTTTTTGATAAGTGTTTTAGTAGGCATATCAGGGTTAGTAACAGTGAATCCTTTAATACCAAGTGATAGGATATTAATCAATTGTTCTACATCTTGTATCTCATGCCAGTTGATTAGATATTTTTCTTCTACCTTCTTCATGATCCTACCTCAAAGTGCATCCAATCGTAATTCTTCTCTCTACCTAATGAAATAAAACCATGTTTATAGAAAATATCAATCATTGGTTTGTATGCAGGTTTTGCAAACTGTGCAGTTTTAGATGTGGCTTTGAGTGCGTTTCTTGCTGGGTCTAGGTCAATAGCTATCCCCCATGAATGTCTAGAATAATCTGATCCCCCCCTCATCTTACGGAAAGAGAAACATCCACCAAATAGATCAATGCCTAATCTTTGAAGTTCTGCTAATCCATAGTGAGTGAGTAGATCATTAAACACTGCAACAAACTTATCTGCTACAAGTTTATGTACCCTCATCTTAGTAACAGTGGTCTTAGTATCCCAAGCTAGTTTCATTGGATAAGGGAGGGTAATGGTTACTAAGTAATCAGAGCCATCATCATCTGGTTTGCCATACTTAGCAATAATTTGATTCGTAGTAAGCATATTATTTAATTTTATTTACATCAAAAGCTTTCCAATGTAATCCAGGACAATCACAATCCATGCAAAGCACCTTCTTATCTATGTAGCATCCACATCCATAGAAAGGGATTCCTTTTGCATTAACCCCTTTCTTATTAGGATCACAAATATTATCTGTGCGAATAGGGCAAGTAGAACAGATCTTTGATCTCTCTTCTGCTTCCTCTTTAATCTTCTCAGGGAGAAGTGATAGTTTATCAAGGAAGGCATTA